GTTGGTTTGATAACGATCACCAACTTATCAGCGCCAAGCCGGGTAAAGACGCCGCCATCATCACCGAAAGCCGGCTGTATATCATGACCGAAGCCGGCGAGATTTTGACAGTTTAACCAAGTAGCACAGTTGGATCTGTCTGTTATGGCCAGCCCGAACACAGACATTTTTAGCGATGCTGCAGCACAATGAAAGGGGCCGAAATGTCAGCCATCATTACCAGAAAATATGAGCAGTGGGCGGCAAGCCAAACAGCCCAAAAGCTGCCGGCGCGCCCGGATACCTTCGTTTTTGCTTACATCCCAGGCCAAGATTCTGAAACCGAGATAAGCCGCGATGAACCCTTGCCGGCAGCGGCCAATATTGTGCATACCGCGCCGGTGATGCAATACGGCATGCTCAATACTGACGCAGTAGTCTTTTCTGTAGTGCTCGACACCACTGTCGGGGATTTTGACTACAACTGGATCGGGCTACTTGACCAGGCCAGCAACACGCTGTGCATGATTGTGCACACCCGCACTCAGCGAAAAATCGCGACCAGCGGCCAGGCGCAAGGAAACACGCTAACCCGCACGCTGGCGATGGAATTCAACGGTGCCGCCGGGGCTACTCAGATTAATGTTACCCCTCAGACCTGGCAGATCGACTTCTCGGCCCGCCTGGCCGGAGTCGATGAACGTCAACGCCTGGCCGGTCTGGACATCTACGGCCCCGGGGCATTCTTTGGCGACGCATTTCTGGTCGTCAGGAACGGCGACACCTATACCGCCACAGCAGGTCGGGGTTACGTCGGCGGCATTCGTGCCGAACTAACCGCAGATACGCCGATCACCGTCACTAAGCGGGAAACAACCCTTTGGGCCGATGTGAGTTGGCAAGGTGACACAACTAGCCGCTGGACGGCTCATATCATGCTGCTTGCCTCAGACGGTATAGCCGACTATATCGATGGGCAGGGCATCCAACACTATGTAACACCGATTGCCCGCATTGGCACTGACGGCAACGTCACCGACCTGCGTCCGAAAGGTTCCCAGGGCGAACAAGAGGCAAACCGCAACTTTCTGCGAAAAGACCAGAATCTGGCCGATGCTGCCGACAAAGCGGCGGTCCGTCAAAACATCAACGTGTTTAGCCAAGGCGAAGCCGACGGGCGTTTTGTAAAAAGAACAGGGGATAACATAACCACTCTGACTGTCGACAATTTTCTCGCTGTGAACAGCAAGGAATTCATAATCAAAAACGGTGTGGGCGATGTCGAACCGAGTAACGAGCGGCAAACCAACGGCCTGCACATCGCAGGTGCAGGAAATTTATGGGTGGATATATTCCAGCGTGAAAGGATTGGCCGACATCACTATTTAGGGGTTCGCGTTGCCAATGGCGGGGCTGACGGTTGGTATGAATTCCGAAACGATGGGCATCTGCTGACCAATGGGCAGATCTCCGCTGGCGGTGAAGGCGGCGGCACGCTTCATGGTGATGGCAATCTGCAAGGCAGCATCTGGGGAGGATATCTCTCTGAGTACATCAACGGGACGGCCACCGTGCCGGGATGCCCTCACCCCTGGCCGGGACAGGGGGCGCCAGCCGGCTGGCTAATCTGTAATGGCGCCGCATTCGATCGCAACGCGTTTCCTCGACTGGCTTCGGCCTACCCTAACGGGTTGTTGCCAGATCTGCGCGGCGTATTTATTCGCGGCTGGGATGCAGGGCGAGGCCTTGACCCCAATCGCGGGTTAGGTGATCTGCAGCCAGGCCAAGCCCCTGCATCTGCAATTGGTCGCGGGGACTGGGGGGGTTATGCCGGTCGTAGCACCGGCATTACCGCCATGATCGGGACGGATGCCGACGGATACCCGACAGTAAGGCAGGAAACTGAGCAGCAACGGGAAACCCGCCCGGTTAACGTTTCATTCAACTACATCGTAAGGGCAGCATGATGACCGAACAAAAATATACACTCGATGCCCCGGCCGCGGTGCTCGGAAAAAATGGCCTGGCTACCGCTGCAGGTTGGCTGACGGTTTACAATGCCAGCGCACAAACTGGGGAATACAACGGCGCCAGCGTGGAATATATCCCGGTAGGTGTTGGGCTGCCGGCTAATGGGTATCAGGACGCACCTCAGTTGCCGGCAGACAGTAGCCAGGCTATTCAACGCCAGGGAAGCGAATGGCTGTTAGTTACAGATCACCGAGGGAAAACCGCATACCAAACACAGAACCGCCAACCGGTCGTTATCAACACCATCGGCGAACTGAGCGACGAACTGACATTTAGCGCGCCGATCACACCGTTCGACAGTTGGAACGGGAAAAAATGGGTCACAGATAAAGCCGCTCAGCACCAATCACAAGTGGAGGCCGCCGGGGTTGAATTGGCGCTGCGGGCCGAAAATGCAGCAGCGGCAATCGCACCACTTCAATATGCAGTGGACACCGAACTCGCTACAGAAGAAGACAAAGGGGCGCTGCTAGCCTGGAAGAAATACCGAGTAGCCTTAAGCCGAGTTGATACCAATACCGCACCAGATGTTGACTGGCCGGAGGCGCCATAATGTGGCAACGCGTCACCCTGGGCTTTCCCGATAACCTTGCGCCGATCAGTTGTTCGTTGCTGACCGTGAACCCGTGGACTTATGGTGCCGGCCAGGTGACACCGTCTGGCAATTACTTAAGTCCTGAGAACGCCGTCAAATTCCTAGCCAGCAAGTTGAAAACCGCCGGAGGCACACCGGGCGCGGTCGGTTTTTTGATAACGGCGACACAAAGCGATAGCTTTCTGTCTGACCTGGCCGGATTTGCTGCCCTGCTGCCACTGCCAGACTTGCAAAAGACGGCCCGCAAGGCCGTGGCCGAAGCTGAACTCGCCGCCACAAAAATGCAGTTGCCAGGGCTGCAGGGCGCCGGATTGCCCGAAATTACTCCACTGTCACTAAGCACCACCCGCGCCGCTCTGAGTGCCCAACGCATCCGCGCCGCGGCCGAATCAGCCGCCGGCGGCATGTCATTTGATGCCATTACGGGCGCACTTCAGAGCCTGGAAGAAGCCGCAAGTCAGGCACAACAAGCAGCGGAACAGGCGTTAACAGAACTAAAAAGCCGCCGCGTTGATGCCTGGATGTTCAGCGACCAGGGACACCCGGCCAACCTGGCAAATAATCTGCTGAACGGCATCCCAGAGCCTGACGCTATTTACACGCTTGGCGCGCTGTTTGTGGGCGACGTCAGCGAGCTGTTGAGGATGGTGAAACCATGACGATCATTTTGCTGGCGCTGGATGGCGAGGCTATCCCGATGAAGTCAATTAAGGTTTCCCCCAAAATGACTATCGAAACGAAAGATAAGTCGGGGCAATCATCCAGCACCACCCAATCAGAGAACGGCGTCAAAGCCAAAGAGCTGAACGTGTCCGGCCTCGTCGACTTCAAAGACAAGGCCTTACTGTCACGCATCTTTGCCCTGGCTGAAGCCAAAGGCAGCGGCGGAGAAGGTCGACGCTATCGCATCGCTAACCCTGTAGCCCAAGCAATCAACATGCGGCAAGGGATGTTTACCGGCAGCATCGAAGCCACCGAGCAAACCGACAAACTGGCCTGGCAGGTGAGTTTCACTCTGACCGAACAGTTGAGCACCGCGGAAAAATCCAAGGGCCGCAAAGCCGCCAATGCGCCCGGCAGCACCACGAAAACCCAAAGCGCCGGCGGCACCGCGGCGGCCCCGTCTGATGATGCCGCCGAGCAAGAAAAAGAGCTGACCGGTTTTGAGAAGATATTGAAAAAAGTCGATGACCAATTGGGGGCACTATGAAACCCATTGTTACACTGAAGATTGGCGCAGTAGACGCACCTGTTTCAGCCTATGAAGTGGTGACCGACCTCAACGACACCGGCCGCGGCTTCATCACTGCTAAAATTGCGGACGACGCCACCGGGGCAATCGTTCGCCTCGATCTGGGTTACAACAACACCGCATACCGCTGGTTTACCGGGTATGTCGAACGCGATCAGCCATCCGATAACGGGTTTCGCCGGCTGTTTGTCCGGGAAATGACCGGGGTATTCGAAAAACGTTGGCCGTTGTCATTACAGCACCCCACTCTGCGCCAGGTAACCCAGGCACTAAGCACTGCAAGCGGCATCGAATTTATCTTGCCGGCAGCGGATTACACCGACACACCGATCCCGCACTTTGTTCACAGTGGCACCGGCTGGCAATTGCTGAACACGCTCGGCCGAGCCTTTGGCATTGATGACTATATTTGGCAGCAGTTGCCTGACGGTTCCGTCTGGCTGGGCCGCTGGCAAGATTCGCGCTTTGCTGGTCTGCCGGTTGATATTCCGACAGAGTACGCATCCAGCACCGGGGCCGGTAATTCTGTGACCCTGCCGCTGATCCCCTCTGTACGTCCGGGTGCTATGGTCAACGGCCAACGCATCACCCGTGTTGCCATCAAAGACGGCGACATGACGCTGACCTGGACGCCGCTCAATGCCAACGGCCAGCCAAAAGTTAAGCCAGCGTTTCAGCGCCAGCTTGAACAGCTCAACCCCGAGATCGCCGCCGGCCTGCACCTGCCGAAATTTGCGCGCGTTGAAAACTACACCGAGCCGGCAGAGCTGGGTGACATTGCCGATCCCTTCCGGCCAAAATATGCCGTCGGTGTGCAGCTGCTTGACGAGAACGGCCAGGACAGCAAGGGCACCCCGTCCTATCCTGCAGTGCAGCTACCGGTGACGATGGGCGGTGACGAAAGCGGCTTCATGCAATACCCACCGGCGGGCACGCTGGTAGAACTGGCCTTTCAGGATGGGCGCCAGGACAAACCCTTTATTCGCCAGGTATTGCCAAGCAACGCCAGCCTACCGGCGATAAAGCCAGGCGAACAGCTGCAGCAGCAGCGCGCCGGCGTCTTTCAGCGCGTAACGGCGCCAGGTGACTGGCATAGAGAAACAGACCAGACTATCCGAGAGGTATCGGCATCCCGCACAGTTGAGGCCGACAAAGAAACGCGCAAGGTTATCGACCGCGAGATCACTGTCCAGGCGGATGACAGCAAGACCGTGCTGGGCACCTCGCGGACAACCGCGGGGGCCGTGACGCACATTGCCCGCGGCGACTACACCGTCGGCACCAGCGCCAATCTGAAAACAGCAGCCAGGGCAGCAGACGAGAAAATCGCCCAGGGTAAAACCGTGGATATCGGCGGCGCTCTCACCGAACGCATTGCCGGTGTGCGCCAGAGTATTTCTGCCGCGCTTCAGCTGCAGGCGGCTACCACCTCGATCGGTGATGGCGTGACTAACATCCTCACTCTGCTGACCGAAACCCTCGACCTGGTCGACACCCTGGCGCAACGAACAGCAGAGCACACCCACAGCAACACCGGCACCCCCACCAATGCCGCCGAGATAGGGCAGGCATCGGCCACGGCCACCACGCTGAAAGGCAAGTACAGCCCTCTGATCGGCTAGACCAGAAACCGACCGAAACCAACCCCACCATTTAAACGCAACCAGCGGCCCACCACGGGCCGCTGGTTGCATCTGCCCGCCTGCATCGGGCGAGACTCAGAACGACGCACGACGGCCCACGGAACGCACGGAAACCCACGTCACGGAGCCGCCGCGCCACGGAAACCGGACTACACCGCACCCGCCTGCCCGTTTCGCGTTGAGAAATTATTGCAAAGGATCTTTTCTTCAATTGGTACCGCCAGCCCGCGCCACGCCTGGGGCTTTGCGAAAGAAACGCCGTTGCACGCATTGCAATGATTTTCAACGATTTGCAACACCAGTCCGGCGCTCGATGGCGCCTTGAAAAGTTAACCTAATGAAATAAAAGGATCTCTTTTGCTTTCCGTGAGGATCTAAGCGAGAGGCGGACACAGAAGGAGAATCACCGGGCAGCGCCTTGCGGCCAGATGTGGCGCGGCTTTGCGAGATTTAGAGCAGCGTTGAAAGTTTTGCAAAGTTGCAGCAAAAGGATCTGAATATTAGTGCGCGGGTAAATCTGTAGGTTTTGAGGCGTGAAACACAAATGCGCAATATTCTGGCTTTGTTCGTTTAGGTGTGGTCAAAATGTGGACCTGATAATTAATTTACACAACAAAAACAGCAAGTTAAATAGAATGATAATGTTTAACAAGGAACTTTTGCCCGCAGACTTGCGGGCTTTTTTTTTGCCTGCGGCGAATAGCAGACACAAAAAAACCCGCCAAGGCGGGTTTTTATTAATCAGCGAGAGGCCGATTAGATAGCGGTAACGTTAGCCGC